GGTCAAAAAATGCATCACGAAGTTTAGCAAACTGTGGTTCTTTCTTAATCGCCGCATCGAATGCTAATTTAAGACGAGGAATTGCGTCACCAGTTGGTATAAATGGTTTCCCAGTTTTAACAACCTAAGATGTTATCTGGCTCGCAACAGCGCCTAATTCAAATAATTCATCTGGAGCAGTCGTTGAAAGACGCTCTAGTGCTGGCAGATAACCTTTATCAGCAAGGATTAAGTCTCTTACAGCCTCTGGCGTTGAGGCGTCTCTTACAAGACTTACAAGGCGACCATTGGTAGAATACTTGCCGACCATATCTGTGATTACGCCGTAGTCTTTAGACTCGGCTAATACATTCATATGTGTGCCAGATACGGTTAGGCTTCCTTGTGCTCCGTTACTCTTGCCATACAGGATACCAGTATCCATATCATTTGCTAAATCATTAACTGTTTTATTGGCAGTATTAAGACCAACCTGTGCTCCACCAGTTCTAGCACCTAATTTAGCGAGCTTGCCTACGCCACCAAGGGCTGCGTTGCCGACAACAAAGTCACCGATACCAGTGAACCAACGACCAACTGTATTATCAACATAGTTCTTTTGGATACTATTATCATCCCATAGGTCGACTTCATCTACATCTATATCGCCAGTTGATAGAACCATTGAAGATAGAGGCTTTATAAATGGAATTAAATCTGATTTAGTAAGGGCTTGCATTGTTGATACCTTAGCACTGCGGTCATACGCAGACTTAATATCATTAAATTGAAAACCTTCTTCGTATTCACCCTTTTTATAAAGTGGCGAATTAGTATCTGTTAATAAAGCCAGAGTCGATACAGGGCGGAAAATATATGGGGATAAAACCTTCTGATTTAGACCAACTGCTAATTTAAGCAAGAAGTCTCCTGTATTGGCTACAGTCTTCTGTGCTCTATCGACACCAGGTATCTTACTGATTTCTCTATCAACTGCTGTTAAAGCATCTCGAACTGTATTATGAAAAGCCTGTTCTTTTCTTTCTTCTTCTTCACTGAGTTTTGAGCCAGTGACTTTCTTAAGTGAAGATATAGCCCCTGCGAATGAATCCCATAGCGGCATTATTATCTCCTAAAATTTGTAATGTATTTTTTCTCTGTCCCGCCCTTAACATCTTCACCAGTAATGGCTTGTATGAAGGCGTCGCGCTCATCTGGAGACTTCCATGAAATCATTGCTAACTCCATAGCAATACCTGCATTTTGATAGCCAAGTGAATTAGCGAACTTATCAATATTATCGAATAGGCTACCTGGCAGCCACGCCGCTTTACTCATTATTGAGCCGCTAAGTAATTAACAAATCGCTTGAATGAATCTGGAGCATCTTTGTAAGAGGCGGCTAAAATTAAATCAGGTAAATATTGTGCAATAACTGCTTGATTCTCGTCTGGTCGGGTATTCGCACTAATACCTTTAGGTAGCGCGTCACTTCCTGGTCCACCACCAATATCCACGCCAGCAGTAATCGGGAGTGAGTCAGTGGTTGGGTCGAAGAATGTCCCTAATTCAGGGATTCCCGCTCTACCTGTAGTCACCTCTGGTTTTGGAATATTAGCCAATGCTGCATTTCCCTCTACTCGAGATTGATTTAATTCTTTATTCTTTCCATAACCGAAACCTTTATAGTCCCCACTCTGCCCATCTCCACCTACTCCTGATACATTAGCAGGGTTGTTCTGTGACGCCTTCGGGCGGTATCCACCACTAGTCATTATTCCTCCTAATTAACTTGTGTAAAAATATGAATCGGTCCTGAGCACATATTATCGTAATCAATTGCATAACCAATCGCTTTACGAATAATCCGTTCTGCCTCTTTGTTTGTCTTTACTTTCTCCACACCCAACGCTGCCAATGCGCCGAGGGCGACATCCGCCCCACTGCCCATAGTATAAACATTACGGATATCTGTATCCCAAGAATAATCTTCACTAACCGAAAAAACTTGCCCTTTGACCGAGATGAGGAAGCCCCCATCAAGTTGTGCGACATTACCGTCCTCTTTCATATCGATACCAGCTTCTACAAATGCTTTACGCATTGCAGGAATGAACTTCTGAGTCATATAAACATTCAAGTCTTCTTTAACTGTTGGCTTAGGTTGCGTATAACCATAATGCAAGATGTTACTTGCCCTAGAAGAACCGCAACCAGCGATTAAGATTCCATTGTTATCAACAATCTTTGGAGTCTTTGCAACCTGAAAACGCCCATGCTCATCACTAAGTCGTGAATCACATCCTAGTACCGACCAACCGTCACCTTGGATTGCTACTAGCGTTGTCATTTTATCCCTTTACAGTTGCTCTCGCATTCGTCTTACCACTACCGCTTAAGGTAGAAAGAATTGATTGTATATCGGGTGGTGGCTCTTGTGGTGCTAAGCCTTGTGGAGAAGGAGCGCCTCCTGCTGAGGCACCACCTGGAGCAAGGGACGGTTGCTCAACAGTATTAGCAGGAACCCCAGCAGGAGGAACTGGCGCTACAGGTGCGAAGATTTCGCTTACCGCGTCTTCAAGGGCTTGGCCCTTTTGACGAGATTTAATTACTGCAGCAATATTGCTTACTATACTTGAAACGTCCCCACCTTGTGTTGCCATTGCTGGGATTGCTTGTGTCATTGCATTAATAGATGCAAGTAGTGACGCCCGTAACCCTTCAACTTCAATCTTCTCTAATTCTTGCGTAACATTTACAGTAAATGGTAACTCACGCATTGCCATATCCTTGGAGATTAACCCGCCACCAAGTGCTTGTAACATAAAGATAAGTCCCTGTGCTGGGTTAAGACCAGCAAGCATACCATAGCGAACATCGGCTGAGTAATCATTCTTGATATCTTTAGACGGCTTATATTCAACCTCATAAGGTGAACCTGAATCTACACCACGTATAGTCTTCATACTTGGGAAAATCTTTTCATCTACTTCAAAGCAAATGCTGATTACATCACGAAGCGCGGAAGCGAAGATTGCTTGAGCAGACTTAACCTGTGTGTCGAAGGCTCCCATAAGAGCCTGCACACCTTGACCTGTAACAACAGAGGCGTCTATGTTTCCAGTACGTCCTTCTGGGTATCGAGTACCTGTACGAAGTTCCTGGTTAAGTAGTTGTGATTCAGTAAACGCACCCTGTGGGATTGTCAATTCTACGCGGCGAACACCAACGGGGTTAGAGGTGCGGATAATCGCATCGCCGCCCAGTTGGAGTTCTTGAACGTCGTTTGGCAGTACTATAGGTGCTTTTACGCTTTTCTCTGCTGCTTCCATTGCCAATAAAGCGAAACGGTTGCGGAGAAGTTGTATGCCTAATACGTCGTCAAATTGTCCGCGTAGTTCACCATCGATAGAAGGCTTACGCGCAATGACAACCATCATTTTACCTAGAGGGTTTTTCGCTTGCGATAGAAGCAAGTTACCCTTCGAAGGAATATATATAACTGACTGGTCTTTATCATAATAACGAACCAGTTCAACTTTTACATTAAGGTTCTGCTTATAGCCACGATTACCAAGCAATTCAGCTTTGTACTCAGGGAATTGAGCGCACACATCGCCCAGTGTCATTGTATATTTTTTAGCATAAGCCACACATCGCCCATAGCGGTCGAATTCTGGGTAGGCCCCAATAGGATTTTCTATGCGGATTCGTGGCAGCTTGCTATCTTCATCCAATTCAATCATGAAAGGGATGAAACCATATGTGATGTACCAGTCAGAACCTGAGTACATCTGTACTCCGAGGTCTGAGTGTGCGAAATAATTGGAAGCGATACGGGTGCGTGTATCAGCGAACTTGCGCGCTCTGTCAGTTACGGAGTTGGCTGCTGAGCAGTTAATTGCTGGTAGAGGAGCCATGACCTCAGAGAGGTCGCGGGCTACTACATCGATAAAGTTAGCAACTACATTAGTATCGACGCCATCTGGAAAGAAGTCAGGATAGACCTGAGAAATCTTTCCCTGACGTACTGCAAGGACGTCAAGGTTACGGGCATCTCTGTCTGCATGGCGTAGTCGTAAGGATTCAACCTTTGCTACTATAATCTCCATCGGTAATGCCATTATTTTCCTATCCGTAGTTTTCATTCCACTGTTCAGAGAATGCTTCATCTAGGTTGATGGAACTTCTCGAGGCGCGCTGGGAGCGGGTGGCCCACCTGTTATACTGGTACTTACTCCCCATACCTGACTGCTGCATTAGTTCACGCACACGGATGATTGTGAACCAGAGTGCCATAACACAGTCAGTTGGGTTTTTTGTATCAGGCTTCCAGGTGATAAGTTGCTGCACCAGGGTTTTTAAGCCTTCTGAACCTTCATTGGAAGGCAATTCAATCAAGTTGTTATCTTGGAAACGGTT